GGGGTTGCTTCCCTCGATTACGTGTCCTTTTGGACGACGAACTATTTGTAAGAATTTGTGTTGAGTTAACTCAATCAACATGAACTTACCTTCATAATTATTAGCACGTAGATTCATACGTAATGAATGTCCTTACCCTTGTGGTGACGGTTTTTTCAGTCTAGGCGACAAGACGCTTTTGAACCCCAATCAAAAGTTTTTGGGGGCCTTGCCCCCAAACCCCCACGCGAGTCTTTGTGACTCGGTCTTTTGTAATTTTTTGTAAAAATTATCATTTCTCAGATCGAATTAGAAGTAGTTGATACAGACTTACCAGCAAGTCTTTTAGTAGTAATGCTTATTCCTTATTACTTTTTTGTTATACTCACTTTAGACTATGCTTTACAGCATTATTATTTAGTGTTTTGTTATTTACTATTTTTGATTTTGATTTTTCTAATACAATGTCGCTATCAAATAAGATAATGACCACACAAGAGTGGTCGTCGCTTCTTTCTTCGGAAAGTTGTGATATTGTTCAGACGAATAGACAGGCGTTTCTTGTCTACGCATGTGTCGTAGACTTGATTATGTTGTACCAGTCAGTTCTTGTTAGAATTGGATTGATGAAATTAGGCAATCACACTCGCTCTTCAATGAGTTTTGGTGTGTTGTTTGATTTACCACTTCGTTTGTGGTACGGATATTCCATTTACAACCAGTGTGGAGGCTGGTCTTTGTTTATGGAGTGGTTTGTGCTGGTGTTGGCGCACCAGCTAATTTTCCAACCATGGTGTGCATCCGCTTTGCACGATTTGGTTAGAACGGAATCTCATCTAGCGATTTATTATTCTAGAAGTCTTTTCTTTGTTAGATTAGTCTACTGGAGCTTTGTTTCGGCTTTAGAGATTTTCTGTGAGTGGTTCTTTGTAGGACCCGTTTTTCTTTTGTGTGTTTCTGTCTCACACATTAGAGTTTTTAGTGAAGAACGTAGAGAGCAGATCTATGGATTTAGTAGGGATTTACTTAACTCTTTCTCCAATTTCGACTCTCTTTTACAGGATCGTTTTTCAACATGAGTTCCGAAGGCGAGATGTTAACGTATACCAATACGTTTGAACTGCCCCCAGTTTCATCCTTTTACACTTCTTCTGAAGAGAAGAATCCTTGGATAGAAGTTAAGAGTCTTTCTGCAGCTAAGAAAGCTCAACGTAAGGAGAATGAGATGAGGTTTATGCAGCATGCTGCGCGACAAGCAACGCTAGAAGCTACAAGACGCGCAAGAGTTTCTGAAAAACGTGTAGTCGGTATGATTAATAGAGCCGCGGCATCTTTAGCTGTTACTAAAGGCTGGAGCAGTTTCGGCAAATCATCTGAAGCTATGGTAGCTTCCGAACGGGTTATCTACAAGCCCGGTCAGGTTCGAGAGAAAAAGAACTTTTCTAAACGAACGCCATCGAAAAAGTTACTGAATCCCAAAGCTGAGCCTTTCATTCCTTCATCGAAGTTCCAACCTACTACTCGAATGGTAAATGAAGAGGCTTTTTCTTTTAAAGATATAGCTCAACTTTCACCGCATGTAGAAGCCGCTTTGTCCTCAAAAGCTGACCCAAAGTTTAGTGCTCCAACTCCAGAACCTCCTCCCTTGGTTCCACCACTGCCGTTTGATAAGGCTCCCATTTATGGTACTTTTGTTACTAGCTCACAAATGAATACTTTGTTCAGCCGTTCTGATACTAAGCATCTAGCTTTTAAGATCCTGGATCTGAGAAGGAACAAGCTTGATCACGAATTTGTTTTGGGTGAAGGAGCTTTTTCCGTTTTGGTGTCTGCGATACGAGGTCGCAAAGCTTCCGAGAGAGTTATTAGAAGTTTGATACCAAGAGCCGATGTTAGAGTGGTTGATAAGAGTAAGCCCTTTAGACACATTACTAGTAGAGATCTTCATTTTCCTGGTATGCCTCATCCTAAAGAGGAAGCAGCAATGAAAGGTTATTGTGTTCGTTTGGCTTTACTTAGCAAGGATAAGAGATTAATTGCTAGAGTTGAGAAGGCGGCTTTAACCAAAAACTCACAAGAAGTTTTTAATGAACTCCTCTCAATGACTCCTAAAAGTTTGGACTTTGTTACTAAGAAGTTTTACGGTGATCTATCTCTGCAAGGAGCTGTTCCTTCCACTTCGCGGTCTACCACAGTAGGCGATGCTGGTGGAATCCCCTTGAATTTGAATATTCCAAGTTCTTCTGACTTCGATTTTCTTTTTGAACATTCTGATGATTTTCCTGGTTTATTAGATTATGTCTCCACCTTGGTTGCTTTACACGAAACTCGTTCTGTTCTTGGATGGATCGCCATTTTAGTTAAGCATTTTAGAAGTTATTCGTTGGTTCGCAACATGGATAAATGGCTGACTCAAAAATTGTTGTTGTTTTTGAATCGACTTAAAAACAATAACATTGAACAGCAAATGTTACCTGGTGATGCCAGTGTTGAAATCCCAGAACCTCCAAACTTCCAGTCCATTTTTAGTTGGTTCTCCGAACATAGGTCTTCTTTGCCCACTGATGCTCAGTTTACGTCTTTTACCAACGATTGGGTAACGCAACCATTTTGCGCTATGAAAGAATCTTCACTGAGTTATGCTTTCTTCGATTTGCTTTCTATGTTTTCCATTCAAAGTGTTGTTAGAGTTCTTAACATTCCCTACTTGTCAGAAGCCATGGAAAACTTTAGGTCAGTTTTACTTAAGGTTTTGAAGAATGAGCGTAAGACAGGAGAGGTTGTTGATACTTTTATGTCAAAACTTTTCAGGATGTGCCGTGAAGCAGTGACTAAACTACAACAATGTTTCAAGGAGAGAAGTTTTTCTCCGTTATTTGATAGAATCATGAGCGTTGACGATCTTATCATACATAGCGAGTATTTACTTTTTGACGCGTTGTTGTCTGAAGACAACTCCAAACCTGGTAATAAGATAGAGTTTGAAAAGAGGGTTCTTAAAGGAGAAGTGCCTTCACGATTTACCTTTCAACTCAGCATTCCTAAACGCTTAGAGTTCACGGAGGAATTCATTGATGGTTGTGACAAGTATCTCTTGGTTTCTCAGGACCACTTGTTACGACAACGTTTATCAAGTTTACGAGAAAAATTGGTGTCACACAAGTTTATGACCACTAATAATGTTGCGGATGGCAGCTTACGGATCCAACCCTTTGCTGTTTACATCCATGGTTTCCCTGGTGTCGGAAAAACAACCATTGCTAACGAAATTAATCTTTCCTTGCTTAGACGCATTGGTATTGATGCTAAAAGTCACAACATCATGAGATTACAAGATGATTCTAATTTCTATGATAAAGCCACTCCTGAAACACTAGCAGTTATGTGTAATGATTTGGACGCAAAGCCAGTAGCTGCCGCCCCTGGACAGCGTGATCATGTGCAAACAGTTCTCCAATTGGTTGACACTGCTTTCTTGGATTTGGAGCAAGCTGGCGTCGATAAGAAAGGGAAAGTCTCAGCTAGTTTTTTGACTTGCACTTACACAACTAACTATGAGTTTGGTAACCTTACTAATTTTGCTTATGCTCCCACTCAATTGGCTTTTTGGCGTCGTTTCAAGTACAAGATCCGCATGTCTGTTAAGAAAGACTTTGCCACAGCTCTTGGAGCAGTGGATGAGAGCAAAGTAACCTTCACGCATGGGCAGTATTCGGAGGAAGTCTTTGACTTTCATGTAGCCAAGTGGAATGGGGAGAAGTTTGATTCTCCTCTAGTATTGTCTTCAGTGGGTGGGCTAATCTCTTTCCTTGGAGACGCTTTTGTTCCTTACTACGAGAAGCAAAAATCAAGATTGTATGAAATCCATTCCACTAAGAGATGTTCTAGATGTTGTAGAGATTATGTCACTACTCGTTGTGGTTGCATCTCTATCATTGATAAAAACAATATGACTGAAAATCATGGACTGGAGCTCCAGCTTGCGCCTTTGCCTGAAGCTTCATTCAATTTTTCTCATGTTCTCTTCTTTTTGGCTATTCTGTACATACTTGACACCAATTTAGTGTATTGGGTAGCTGCGGTTCTCGTTTCCATTTGGGCAGTTCAAACCTTGATTAACCTTGTTGGGGTTGAGAATTTTAAAAAGCTTTTGTGGCAGTATGCTATCGTCACCTATTTGAGTAAAATGGGTGGTTGGAAGTATTCTCTCATTAACTACTTTGCTGAAGTAACCCCAACAGGCGTGCTCGTGTGGAGAGAAAATATGTGTTTAGCCAATCTTGTTGGAACCAAAATTGGGCCTAACATTTCAACCGTAGTAGGAATTTCGCTAGTAGCGCTAGCATTGCGCGGTCTGGTCTCTTTTTTTAGAGGTAAGTTGGTTCACCAAGCCATTTCACCAGACGGAGATCCTGTTATTCTAGCTCCTCGTGATTCTTGGACACGGTTCCCTTTGGAGTCTACTCGAGTTTTGTCTAATGTACCTTCTGATGGTGTTTCGTTGAAAGACTTAGCAGTAATGGTTCAAAATGAGATCTATGAAGTAACAACTACTAGAGGTACAGTTATGGGTTTCATGATTAAACCCACTGTTATGGTGACAGTGAAGCATTGTGTTTTTGACATGGAAGAGGCTCTTATAACAAGAGGGACTTTTCGAGCTGTTGTAAAGCTGAAATCTTGTTGTATTCATTCTCGTGATAAGGATTGGTCTTTGATTTGGTGTCCTGAGATATTTCCGCCTAAATATGACTTTTCTAAGTATCTTTTGAATGAGAGTGAAATCACGACTTTTGATAAAGGTCTACTGCCTACAGTTCCGCAAAGAACGGCAAGTCCGGTTTACCCGTTTAATTACCCTCTTGGTGGATACGTAGGTGGATACTCAGCGAAATATCAAATTCCTACCATTAAAGGTGATTGCGGCGTTCCGTTGTTGGTGCAACGTGGTAGGAGTCTTCACATTCTGGGTGTTCACCACGCTTTAGATAATGAGTCTGGTCTTAGCATAACCACGGGCTTTAGTTATGGAGAGTTTGAGAGATATTTGCGAGAAGCTGAATCAAAATTTCAATGGCTTATTAGTCCTGTAGCGGTGGACTCTTTGTCTATGAATCTTCCCAAAGGAGTTGTTCTACAACAATTACCTAAGAAATCATCAGTTGCTGTGTCCGTTACTAACGAAACTCCTTTCTATGTTATGGGAACAGCTGTTCCTCCAATTTGTGGATCCACCATGAGGTCTAAAGTTGAGGATACGTGGTTTAGGGAAGATTTAGTTGAGTTAGAGAAATCCACTGGAAACTACCCGGCTTTTTATCCCCCAGTTTTTAAAGGTAAAATCATAGATGAGCAATGGGTTGACCCTTACACTGTTAATTTCTCCAAATTTAATAACAAAGGAGGTGATTGGGACACTTGGACTCGTGCCATTGGGATTTATTTATCTGGAGTCGAGAAGTGTGTGGGCAGAGATGCTTGTCGTCCTGTGACCTTGAGAGATGCTTTACTTGGCATAGTAGGAACTGACCTTGGAGGAACCAATTGGACTAGTTCAGCTGGTCTCTTGTATCCGGGTAGTAAAGCCAACTACTTTAAGATTAAGAGAGATGATAAAGGAATCGTGATTGATGTTGAGGTTAATCAACAATTGATGGAGGAAGTTGAATCGATAATTGAAATAACCACCACTAAAATTTATCCCGCAGTGGCGCTTCATGTTTTAAAAGATGAACCTTTATCCAAAAGTAAACATGACTCACTCAAGAACAGAGTTTTCAATGTTGTTGGTTTTCCATATAATTTGGTTTTGAAGATGAAGTTGGCTCCAGTTACTAGTTTCCTTCGTTTAAACACTAAGTATTTTCAATCAGCGATTGGTTCTAATGTGTGCGATGTTAAAACAGTTTCAGACTGGAAGGCTCATTTGTTCAATCCACAAAACCAATATTTTGCTGGCGACAGATCAGATTATGATGTTACAGCCTCTTCCCGTGAAATGGTAGCCGTTATTTCATTAATTGAACGAATTTGTCGTATTTTAGATTATTCGAGTGAGGAAATCACTATCACCACCAATCTTCTGTGGGGATGTGTGTATACTTATCGTGTGATTAAAAATGATGTGATCGCTTTAACTTTCACTATGCCTTCAGGTTTTTGGATAACGATTTTGATAAATACCTTGCGCAACCTACTACAGTTTTGCTATGCTTGGGCTTCATTGGGCTACAAGTCTCCTATTAGAAATTACTTTTGTGGGTTCCTTTTAGGGGATGATAATCTTAATAGTTTTTATGATCCGACCAATTCAATAGTGTTTGATCAGCAAGTCGTGAATTCAATTTTTAAAGAATTCGGTGGAGTTATGACGTCACCTAGTAAGGGCCAAGAACTAAAGAAATATGAAAGTTTTGAACAGTCATCTTTTCTTAAACGCAGAATTACTCTTTTAGAGGGTGTAGTTGTAGCTCCGATTGAGGAGAAAACCCTCATAAAGATGTTATGTATTCGAACACGCTCACAATTGTCTCCAATGGAACATCATTGTGAAACCATTTCCAATGTGTTGCGCGAGTCTTGGATGCTAGGACGTGAGAGATTTGTTTTTTATCAACGTTTGTGTTCTCTTTTGATTCAAAAGTACTCCCTGAAAGGAAGTAACTTACGAGTTAAAGAGTTTGATGAATACTTTCTTGAGTATAAGAAAGGAGGTTTCGTTACGTGGACCTCAACCAACCACGAAACAAGTGACAACAAACTTGAACTTCAAGTGTGTCCGCTTAGGATTGAGCGTATCAATCCCCAAACCAGAATGTCAGAATTAGCTTCAGATTTACACGCTGCACAAGGCAGTGAAACCAAGTTGATGGTACCTAAGTCAACACAATTGATCGAACAAGATGTAATTGTTGTACCAAATCCTAGCGCTCAAGGAACACCAGGCGCAGAAGAAGACGATATTTCCGATGTTCTCAAGAGGTGGATTCGTTTGACGATTAACGAAATCAGAGACTCAGATGAACACAGAGAAGATATTACGACCTTAACCCCTTGGTCTGATATAATCTCTAATCCTGAAATTATTAAAGCTTTGTCCCCTTATGCTGGTATTTCCGGAACCATAGAGGTTATGTTTAAACCTACCTGTCCTGGTTCTTGCTCTGGAATCTATGTGGTATCTCTCTTGTGTAGAGCAGGTGATACTGAAATTGAACCAGGTTTCACTAGCAAAACAGGTTATGTTTACAACCAAGCCTATGAAGACAATCATGCAATAATTAATTGTGAGTTCTGCAATCCCGTGATAGTGGAGTGTCCATGGGTTCATGCTTCCAAACAATTTTATCCATTAATACTTGGAGCCTCGGATCCTTGGTTAATTGAATTGTATTGTGAAGCCCCCCTTTTATCAACGATAAGCTCTACACCAACTGTGGGTAAAGTTGAAGTCTACATTCGTTTCAAGGAATATAAGTTGCATGGGCTTTCTTTACAAATGAAGGATCCCAAACGCAATCTTAAGGCTTCTGATGTTGTTAGTACAGCCGCACGCTTTTCCTCCCAATACTCTGGCGCTGTTGGTACAGGTTTATCAGCGTTATCTACTGTCATGGATTGGTTTGGCTATTCCAGAGAAGCACGCCAGGAACAGCCCACCCAAGCTTCACGTTGTTTAGGTGGCAATGTTGCTTTAGTTGATGGATCGGATGGATCTAACAATGTTGGTTTGTATGGTGATTGTTCTGTGGGAGATGATTTCACCTACTGTCAACGCCCTACTAACGAGGATTTGATGAGTTTTGAGAGTCTTTTCTCTCGTTGGAGGCCTGTTACCCATTTTGAGTGTGGTGTTGACGGCGCTCTTTCCCATGTTTTACCCGTCTCTCCTTTCTATGATGGTTACTACTTTAAAACTTTGACTGATATTTCATACACACCTTCCGTGGCTGGTTATGTCGGTCTTCCTTTCACTTATTGGCGCGGTGATATGGAATACTTGATTAGAGTCAGTTCGTCTAGTAATGTTAAAGGTCAGTTGCTGGTGATGTTTGATCCTTATTCCAATGCGAATGTAGCGAATATGACAGCTTCCGCTATTCATCGGTTGAATAATGTGGTTATTGATTTAACTGGTTCTTCCAGCACTTTAATTAGTGTTGGGTACTCAGCATCAGAATTTGTTAAGAATGTGATGCCACTCGCTCATAGTTCTCCTAGAAACTCTGAAACTGAGAAAGGAACAGCTGGAGTTATTCATTTCTCTTTGTTAACACCAGTGTTGGCTCCTAAAAGCACTTACTTAGTGCACATCACTGTGTTTGCAAGAGCTAAATCCAATATGAGGTTCTACCTGCCTTCCAATATTGTTTCCAAGATAAACGCTTCCGGAGAGAAAATTTCCACTAATGAATTGTATCTTCAAATGGCTCCTCCTGATCCGGGAAGAAACTTAACAGCTGACTTGGTAGAAACAAACGGTAATTTCCAAGCTAAAGAGTGTTTGTTTGGTGAGGAGGTTTTGTCCGTTAGAGCTATGATGCAGAAATTTTGCGCTTTCTCCAGATTTGATTTAGTGAATGGCGTGAATGTTTATCACTTCCCAGCTTTACCGTCAGGATGTTCTCCAGCTGAACAACAAGTGATTTGGCGATCTGATCAATCCAAGAGAATAAACTTTAACTACACGAACTACTACGGGTCCATATTTATTGGAATTCGAGGCGGCTCTAGGTTTAAAATTTATTTTGAGGATCCGTTTGAATCCATAGACTCAAACTTTATCAAATTCGGTGTGATCCCGTTCACCGATGCAGAGTTAGGTTTAAATGCTGTCTCAGCTTTGGATTTGTTCTTTGGAACCTACTCTTCTCAGGTAGGCGATATCATTGGATTGTGGCAAGATAGCTTTGCTGAGTTTGTTATTCCTCAGCAAGGAAGCACTGCGTTTGAGAAGGTGCATAGAGATTTGCAGTTACCGACAGCGCTTGCACTTCCTTTTTCCAGGTTCGTTCGAGCTTTTGCTTTAGTTCTTGTTAATTCTGGCGGAGGCTTGTATCCTCCAGCTACGGGAGCCATTGGCATGATGCAAGCCATGGCTTCAGACGTTGGATGTAGTAGGTATCGTCGCACCCCTAGCATAATAATGCCATTTTAATTGTTAAATGTTAAATAAACAAACCCCAGGATGAGGGGGGAACTTTCAGATGAGAGTTCGCTCTCATCAATTTTCAAGAAAGAGTATGTGTGTCTTTAATTAGGCCCTTTTTTCTCATTTTTCCC